ACTTTTGTTGATCAAAGTCCATAGCCGCAAGAGTTTCCTTTTTCCACTTGTCATCACGACCTGGCACTTTTTGCCAAGGTACTTCAACGTAAATGTAACCATTCTTATCTTCTTGTGCGCCAATACATGTCTTATAGAAGTGATTGAGACCATTAGGTGTGGAAGTAAATAGAATTTTTGTGGTGTCACCAGATGAGATTGTAGGAAAAACTGAAGCGAAGAACTCATCCCAGTTCTCTACGAATGCAGTCTCATCGATGTACAAGAATGATATAGATTTACCACGAATAGCACTTGATGATGTTGAACCAGCTATAATCTTACACCCGTTCTCAAATTCAACTGAGCCTTTGTTCCACTCGATAACTCCTTGCTGTAGCCAACTTGGGAGTGCTTCATATGCAATCTTAATTCTATCTAATATCTCACGTGCGGCATCGCCCTTATTAGCAAGCAATGCTACTGTTTTGAAGTCGTTAAATATGATATAGTGTAGGATTACCGCTACGGCTGTAGTAGTTTTACCTGCCTGCCTTGACGTATTAACTGTGACACGCCTGTTCTCTGTGATAGCAGTACAAATTTCTTTCTGATAATCGTACATTTTAATAGGTATAAGACCATGATCAACATGTACGATTTGAATGTATTTCTCTGAGAAGTATATAGGATCTTTGGCACACTTAAGAAATTCAGATATCATTTCCTGCGAAAATTCTACATCTGTGCCTTTTCGTTTTAGATTTATGTTACCATTGTAACCTTTTGCCTGTATACTACTCACCGTTTCTCATGTCCTTTAAGAGTTGCTGAAGTTCAGCAGTAGATCCCACGAAAAGATTATTGTTGCTCACCGTCTTTTCGGATGGGCTTTTTTCATCTTCGCTCTCTTGTTTCTTAGCAGACATTGAGACTAAATCTTTGTTTGCGTCTACAAGAGTTTTCATGATAGTTGATACGACTTCATATGCACGAGGATGCTCTGATGCCTTCGCAACATCTAGCATTTGCTCAAGTGCTTCCGTGCCGGTTTCAATGATGTTATAGAAGTTAGTCCTAGCATAGTCATAATCTCTGTCAACCTTATCGTCAACAGGGTTTAGTTCTGCTAATTCAGTCTTCTTAGGAACTACCAATTCGCCTTCTCCTTCATTCAAATTTTGCAAAGGCTCAAGACCTAAGCTATTACTAATTTCATCTTTAATCATGTCAAGCATCCAATATTTGTACGATCTCTGCCCAATTATCATCAATATTAATATTTGCGTATGCGACAGAATCCGCAATTTTCGTAGTAGGCTGACCTCCACTGGTCAATCCTGGTTGTACGTTCACTTGTTCTTCTGCTTTTGTAGCAGTTGTATTACTATATATGTTATTGTCAACGAACTTAATTACTCGTTTATTTGTAGTTGGACCAAAGTAGAATGCCTTCATCTGAAAGTTCAGAGTCCACATTAATACTCTTCTTGATTCGAAGTCTCCTTCATATGAATCTTCTGTAGTTACGCTCTGTAACACTACAGGAATATCTACATAGAAATCCATGCTATCAATCATTTTAACACTAACTGTTACGTCTGGCTTGAAGAAGGGTAAGATTTGTTCTAAAATCTTTGTGCCGTCTTCAGTGTATTTCGTCATTATGTTTAACTGAAAATCGATGTCATAAGGTGCGGGACTATACAAGTTTAGCACATTGCTGTCATCTGTTGATATAGATTTTGTTTGTCTTACAAGCGAACCAACTTTACGAGCTGGATTATAGTTCATGCCCATAATTTCAAATGACATGCGAGGTAGAGTAATGGCAGGCTTGTCGAGATTTGGATCGCCTTCTAGTCTTGCAAGTAACTTCTGGGCAGGCGCATAGTTGATTGGCACAGTCATTCGCTGTATCTCTTTACCTGCGTTATTACTGCGACCTATCTGAATATCATTAAACAATGTGCCAAATACAGCAACATATCTTCGTGTCGATTCGTTGTAAAAGTGTTGACCAAACATTAGAAGTTATCCTCCCCAAACGGATTGCTCTGACTAAAATCTACAATGTTGTCGGCAAATGATTCTATAGTTGTGTTATCCGCAATATCGTCATAACTTTCCACACTCTGTAGCTTAGATGCTTCTACTGTAATTGTTTCGCCCATTCCAATTGTGGTTGTATTAATATAGTAATATGTACCAGTTGTAGCTGGAGTCCAAGTGACTTTAGCTCCATCTGAGCCTGGTGTGCCAGTGACTTCAAGACCCGCAGTAACAGGATTACCGCTATTTGGAGATGTAGTTGTATATATCCTTAACGGCTTATTAGTGTTAGAAGTGTGTGATTGGTCGAATATAATTTTCTCATCAACTCTCGCTTCAAGTTTAGGAGTGCTTATAAGATCGCCTCTTTCATCTGTTGCCTGCATGTGAAACACATTGCTTCGAACTTCTACAGTAAACGTTGTACCATCACTATCAATGAAGAGATTATCAGATTCGAACCTATCATCGATATACGGAAGTCCAGTGTTAAATCGTTCTCCACTATACTCATATAATTCACATCTAAGATCATATGTCTGCAAAGATCCCATTTGGTAAAAAATTGATTCATGCTCTACGTGCTGAACTACAAACATCTTTTGATTAAGAGGCAGGTAGATGACATCGCCTTCACGAGGTCTGTTAATTTCACTGTTAATTCCAACTTCTAACTCGTATGTACGCATCGCTATAGTTAATGTTATCGAGTCACGAATCTGTAAACCGAATTTAGATAAGAAGTCTCCTTCTCCCTCAAAACCATCTACATTCTTGACATACATCTCAACTTGGTGTGCATCATTATATTCAGGAAGATCGTCTTCGTTTAAAATATCATCTTTTGCGCCCATAGTTCTAGGCATATACATAGTGTCTATTCCGTATATCTTAATCGACTCCACTACCAAATCATCGATAAGAGTTTGCTCCATCGAATTCTCGTAGTTTTCGAAATAGTAATTCTTAGCCACAGTGTCTACCCTATCATGTCAACGACAGGAAGAGAGTACGAAGATATCATTTCTTCTTCTAACTTCGCTATCTCATCACGTGCGTCATTTAAAATCTGTTCTCCGCTAAACTGGATGTTGCCTGGCAATGTCATGCCATTAAATTTGGTCAAATTACTGCCCCATTGATATTTAATTTTAGCTGTGGCATAGTTTTGTAACCAACGGTCTTTGTAGACATCAGCGTATACTGTAGGATCAACAACTCTATAACACTCTGCTACAATATATTCTCCTACGACTAATCTATCCCAGTCTACGTCAATAAAAAGTCTGTTAATATGTCTATTATATCTGATCGGTTGCATACCAACTAATATTTCTTCCATAAATTGCAAATTTTGCATTGACATGAAGTAATTAGTTAAGTTATAATTGATCATATCATGTATGTTATTCAATACAAATTGATACTGGACATTGAACATTCCGGTACTTGCAGTGATACTTGATCCCACTGGAAATAAATTAATCACACCTATAATATTTTCTGGTACAGTAATGTACTGATTAGTTTTATCTGTTTCTGTTACTTTGTGCTTGAAGAATGTTCTCTCACTGCCATCGAAATGGTAGTCCCAGTAATACGATAGAGCTTCATCAATACGATCTTGTGCCTGATCTTCATCAATGTTAATCTCTATTACTGGTTTACCTAATTTTCTTAGGCACCATTCTGCAAATTCCTGTCTTGTCGTTGGCTGTGCCATATCTATTTCCCATAGTTAGTAGATTGCTATAACTATTTATATGTGAGCATTAGCTGCCCGTTAAATCGTGTAATGCAATAGGATCACCCTCTATTACGTTCTCGCCATCATATGTGTATGTGATATTGCCAGGATATACTTCATCTTCTGCTACGTGTGTGTAATAAACAGTAGTGTCAGACCATTGTGATACATCTCCCGTCCCGTAAGCAATCATTTCACCTGTATCTATTTTAAATACCATTTTCATTTATATTTCTCCTTATGAAACAACGTATGTCATATCTTTACTACCATAACCATATGCAACTACCCTCACAGTATAAGTACCCGAACTATTTGCAAGTGCTGGTTTTGTGAATACTAGTTTACCACTATTGGATGCCGCATCTCCAACACCTACGCTATATGTTGGGGTAACACCCATAGATCCAATTTGAGGAACTGTTCCGCCATTAGTTTTATTTTTAAATAGATGGGTTGTATGGTTATTTGACCAAATACCATTAAAGTATACGTTATTATCACTGCCGCCATTTGATTGCTGGAATGTTGCAGTAACTTCAGCTTGCCAATAGCTAGAGCATTGCATCGTAATCGTGACAGCACCAGCACCAATTGTACCAGAAATTAAATATTCACAGAAACCATGTTGAGTATTATTTTGTTGAGATCCAAATATTCTCTTAGAACTATCAGGCTCTATATCAAGAGGAATAGTTGGATTTGATTGCATGATACCAACTCTATTGTGTTGACCATCAATTCTGACGATTTCAGTGTTATGGCTGTAGAATTTATGATGGCCTGCGGTACTGTTTGTTTTTGTGGTTTTATATGTTATGTCCCTCATGGACAATAAACCGATTGAAGTATTTGCGTCTTCAGTGCCAATCTCTAATGACCCATCAGCGGTAATAATACCAGGATTACCTGTACTGACATTTCTAAATCGGAATGTTCTTGAAGTGCCGCCAGTACCATCTAGTCTAAATACTTCGCCATCTCCATATACATTGAATTTAGAGCCAGTAGGAGCATTGCTAAATGCCGCTTTACCAATATCAACAATACCTGTATTGGTAATACGCATTTTTTCACTGGTCACACCAGCTGTGCCTGTATCAAAAGCCAGACCAGAAGATATATTAGTTCCAGAATTAACTTCTGCAATCGATCTTATGCCACCAGTGTTTTGATTAACACCATTATTTCTTTGTGCTTGGAATCTAATCTCTCCACCAAACCCTGTAGTAGTAGTGCCACTAGATAAATTTGTAATCGTTAAACTATTAACCGCACTATTAGTTGTGCCGTCAGCAGTTTGAATATGTAATGGGGCTGAAGGACTATGTGCGCCTATAGCAACACGACCATCATGCGTTACTCTCATCCATTGTGCAAAATTACCAGTGTTATTTCTATGTGAGAATATCATATGAGATTTTTCAGTAGCATGATTAGAATACATGGCTGCTATACGACCATATGTTATATTATTGCCGCCAGTGTCTTTACCTGAAAAATCTATTGAAGTACCATTATCGTCTGTGGTATTATCATTTTTAATAACAAGTATAGGTTCTATATTTGCACTATCTTTTTGTACGACTAGTCTGTCACTTGGGTTGGTATTTCCTATACCAACATTACCATTAGCTAGAATAGTAAGTCTTTCTTCAGGAGTAAAGTTAGCGCCAGCACTTTGAGAAGAAGCTACGTTAGAGAATCCAAATGCACCAGTTGCTCCATTGAAAGTAGTTTTGGCGCCAAACCCTGCTGTGTGTATTCTCCAGCCACTTTCATAGTAAGTGTTCATGTGGCTATCAGGATAGTTGCCGTTGAATGAAATAGGGAAAGAACCTGTTTCCCCTATTTGTAAGGGTCTTTTAGGATTAGTATTTCCTATACCAACATTACCGTCTGATTGAATCATGATTCTGCTATGAGCAGTCGTAGCATTAGTATCGTTATTGCTTCCTTCAACAGCAAAATGTAAATTACCTGTTCCTCTCGTTCCAGGATCCTCTCTTTGAAATATAATTGCGGCTTTAATTCGAGTATCAGCATCTTGACTATCAACTTTAAATTGAAGTTTCGCTTCTCCGCCTACATCATCTCCGTCCATTTCTAGTAAAAGTCTAGTATCTGTTGAATCCCCTCGAACATGTAATTTTGCAAGTGGACTTTGTGTTCCTATACCAACTAAGCCGTTTTCTTTGATCCGCATTCTCTCATCAAGGGTAGTATCTCCTTGATTTGCTGTATAAAAAGCTAAGGCATGTGTATTATAATAATTATTTACAGTTGTTCTTATCGAGGCTCTTACACCTTCTCCAACTGAAGCATCACCTGTAGAGAAATCTATAGCTCCTAACCAATCTCCTCCGCTATAACCATTTTCCCATTGAGCTTCGTGATGAAGTGTAAGAACTGGACCCGTGTTACCTGATCCACCGGTGATAAGACCTGCTGTTGTTTTTCTTAATTCTAGTAAAGAACTTGGAATACTTGTTCCCGTTCCGATACCAACTTTACCCGATGAGTGGATCCGCATTCTTTCCGCAAGAGTGCCATCGTTGACTGTAGAAAATTTTAAATTTGAACTGGTGCTTGCGACATCACTCCAATTTTCCATCCCGTCAGTTCCGATGGTAGCGGCGGTAACTTGAGTACCAGCTCTTGTGCTTACAAAATTTAGTATACCTCCGTAACCACCATTTTGTGTGTTTTCTATCGAAATAGCGGCACTTGTGTGGTCTGATGCAGTTTCACTTACAGTTAAAAGAGTACTTGGATTAGTTGTTCCGATACCAACGTTGCCACCACGAGGATTTATGAGAAAAGGTTTCGTATCTGTGTTAGTAAAGTTTGCTCCTTGTAAATATCCAGATTGTGGACTATTTAAAAAACCAAACATCGTACCCATCAAACCGTCTGTGCGTGAAACCATCAACCCTGTGCCATAGCCCGATGTAGGTATAGCAGTACCAGAGTCATTAAGATGTAAGCGACCTTGGGGATCGTTATTACCTATACCAACTTTACCATCCGCACTAATTCTAACTTTTTCTTGACCTTTTGGATTAAATACGATGTGTCCATTTGAAGAGTTTGCTGATTGAATCGCTACAGCGGGAATTGCGGTATTTGTCGAACCCATTACTACACCTGCTATTCCAGATATAGGAACTCCTCCAAATATGGCAGGGGTTGTCTGAACATTTCCTGAACCGTCAGTTCTTCCTAATTCTATTCCACTATAGTTTCCAGCGGTTGTTCCTTGCTGTAAACGAACTATAGTATTTGCATTTGTACTTCCTGCAGATACATGAAGTTTTGTTCCTGGAGCATCTGTTCCGATACCAACGTTACCACCACTGAGAATACGCATACGCTCGGCAGGATTGGCTGTAGAAGCACCAGCGTGAAACGCAATTCCAGAACCCGTAGCACCAGTATTATTACCACCTGATAATACTATCTTACCTCCAGGATTTGTAGCTCCTCCATACAGCGCAAGAACGCCTGTGGAAGAAGCCGTATTAACGTTTGTCGTTCTAACTTCTCCACTGACAGTTGCATTTCCAGTAATATCTAAAGATTTATTAAAGGCAAACTTATCACCAGATGAGGCATATAAGAGTGTTGCACTTGCACCATCTACAGTAATACCAGCACCATTTGCGGCAGCCGAATCGGCAGCACCAGAAGCCAATACAATATTTTTATCATCTACTGTTAAGGTTGTGGAATTAATTGTTGTTTGAGTACCGTCTACTGTTAAGTTACCAGCAATGACTACAGTTCCAGTATTATCAGCGTGAGTTGCGGGATCAATCGTAAAGGTCGATGGACCACGTAGATATCCAGTTGTTGTTATATTGCCTGAACTTAGTGTAGTTGTATCTAAGTTACCAGTGACGTTTGCACCCGTATCGAGTATTCTAAATCTTTCTCCGAATGCTCCACTGGCATAAGTATGAAATAACCAACTTGAACCACTTTGCGTTAGTTTACCATTTGAAGAAGAACCTAAGAACAATTCACTTTGTACGCTTACCTCACCAATCGAAGCAGTTCCTGGCACGCTTATGCCGCTTGCTGTTGTAGCAAGGCGAGCTCCGTTATTGTGGTATAGAGTTACTGCGCCAGCTTTATCAGCCCTAATCATGTCGTTATTGTCACCGTACGACTGAATTCTTACTGATGTGTCTGCTCTCAGATATAAGCTACCTGTACCGATATCTTCGATGAAAGAGTTGTTTGCGTCTGAACCTGATGTTGTGTGATAAATCTGAAGATCGCCATTAGAGGCACTACCAATTTTGATTTTGGCATTATCGTTTAAGTGTAAGTCTGATGTGACATTACCAGTTACAGCGATATCGCCACCCACTGATAGTCCATTCTTTACTATGAAATCTCTATTCGTTGCCAAGGTTCACTCTCCCCAATAGCGTTTATGTATATTCTTATTTATAAAGCGTTGTATGCGTCCACTACTTTTGAAGGAGTTGCGTCTACAATAGCTTGAGCATCGGCTCTCTCTGCTTTATCTTTTGTGATGAGAGGGTTCTCAATAGTTTCTTCTGTAGGATCCCCATCAAGATATGCCAGTCTTGTTATTGTAGCATCAACAGGCTCGATAGCAGTGACGGTAATGACATCAGCCATCACGTATACCATTTCTTCTGTATCTTCGTCCCAAACTTGTTCATGTGTACGTTGACTTTCAGTAACTTCTTCACGACCATCTGCAACGATATATTGTGCTAATCTAGATTTTGCTGTAGTGTAGTCTGCGAGTTGTTTTGCGGCAAGTTTATCGGCAGCGGCATCTAGCAAGTCCTGAGGTACATCACCTATAGTAGTACTACCCTTGTTAGTCTTAGGAAAACGTGTTTTAACGTCTGTTATATGGGCTTCCCAAGTTCCGTCTGTTTGCATAGCAAGCTGTTCATGTACTGGAGCATAGCCTTCGGGACCTGTGCGTAGTGCAATATAGTCTGGTTCGACAACATCTGGTCCAGTAGGTGTATTGCCTGCATTGATCCAATCAAGTATCTCTTGATAATGTCGATTGTCTGGAGATTTGGGCACAGACATGTTTCCGTTGACTAAGTAGTCGTGTTGTTTTACTTTTACTGTTTGTATATTCATTATTATAACTCCGAATCGAATGCAATGTATTGTTCGTTAGCTGTACTATCGGCACTCAACATTCCTACTTGATAGGCGGCAAGAGCCATACTACTAGGAGTTAAATTTAAAGAAACTCTAGTGATATTAGTTCTAGTAGAACTTTGATAACCGTTTCCTATCGCAGTGATACCTGCGCTCAGACTTCCTGTAGCATACCATACCGCTAAACCAGCCCAGGTAATTGTTGGTCGTAGTCGTAAGGCTACTGGTACATCGATCACCGCTCTATACTCATTACTGCCATGTTTTTGAACTTCAGTACAGAAATCGTATACTGAGCCTGCCCATTTGTAATAATATCTCTGACACAACGCCAGTTCTTCACCATATGAACGATACTCAAACGGAGTGGCTACTTTACCGAGGTCTATTTGGACGTTTGTAATATCAATATTACCATCTCTAACTTTATTTGAACCCTGGTTGGTTGACCAATAAAACATAATAGAATAGTAGTTATTTGATCCTATTGTTTTATTACTGAAATCTATAGCATCATAAGTATGTGTAAATTTTGTCCATGAAGTAGTAACAGGAACATCTACAAAGGTATCATATTCAGTGGTTGAACCACTACTACCATAATTATACTCTCTTCTTAATTGAAAGGTTGTATCGACATTAGACTTAACCATAAAAGATATAGTTACATGTTTATTATTAAACTGTTCTATGCCTTCTATTTTTTGTTGCGAATAGGCTGTAGCACTAGCGCCTACAGTACTAGCTGTAGTAGCTCTTAAAAATTTTAGCGCATCTACACCATCATGTCCAGCGTGTTGCTGACTCAATGCTAATGTTCCGCTAGAGAAATTTGCACTATACATTCTATCTAGACTATCATAACCAGATTGACCATTTGAATATGTGTGTGAAGTTCCTCTTTGGGCTATTCGAAAATCTCCATTTATAAAAAGGTTTCTACGTCCAGCACTAATTAAATCAAACTGTTCTTGCGGTGTCTCTGCACGAAGCATTGCTTCACCAGCAATACCACTTGGCTTGTCAAGTTCAGCAAGCTTATCACGTACATTTATCTCTGGTTTTGTAATTCTTACTGTCATGTTTATTCCTCTGCTACCATTCCGTTTGATGCACTAATAGCGGGCGTCACTGCATCTGTTGTATTATCTATACGTGTTAGTCCTTGAAACACGCTACGTCCTGCATTTGTACCGGCATGAAGTAGCTCTGTGCCATCATCATATGCGAGTGCTACTACCCGACTTGAAGATCCGTAAAGAGAGGCTTTTGCATTTGGTCGAAAGAGGTGCTTTTCCTGGTTGTACATATAGGCAATTTGTTCTGGACTTGGTGCTGTAGCTGATACTCGAAGTAAGGCTAAATTAGAATTTCCTAAGTGGTGCGTTGCATCTTTTGATAGGCTAAGTTTAGCTCCACTTTGAGTTACGGTGTGAGTCATTGCCCCAGTTTCTTCTAGCTTTCCATCTACATAAAGATATAGAATTCCATTACGTCTAACTGCCGCAACTTGTTGCCAGGCACCAAAAATAACTGTACCCGTTGCACTAAGTATTTGTGTTTGATTACTGAAGAAATAGTAACTAGAGGTTCCTTCCGCAATCTTTAGTAGCCAAGCAGTACTTTCTTGATTGTTACTTACATACCGATTTACAATAGAAGGATAAGCTGACATAGACGAGTCGGGTTTTACCCAACAAACGACACTAAAATCACCTGTTCCAAAGTCTAGACCACTATTATACGATTGCTCTAAGTAGTTTGAATTGCTACCAAAAGAATACCCCACAAGGTCAGCACCCGTTGCCACAGCCGTCTTCGTAATTCCGCCAAATACTGATAATCCTATAGGATTTGCACTACGATCAGCTACTCCACCTTCATATAACTCTAGATTTGCTACCGAGAAGTTTGTTGCATCACCATTGCTTGTAGCGAATGTAAAGTAACTACTCGAACTCATTGTTGCTCTAAATGTGAAACAATTCACTCCGTTAACAGTTTGATACTCTAGTCCGTTACCAAAGCTTGAAGTTGTTTGCACAAACAATCTTGGCGCTACTCCACTGTTGAGTGTAAGATTAAACTTAGCTGTATACGTCCTACCAGGTACTGCTGTCCATGTTTTATTGAGAGCGCCATATGCTGTCGTGTTAATAGCTGAAGTTATATCTAATCCAGATTGTGTGAATGTTTCGTAAGGGAAACTTCCGTTGTTTGTCCACCCTCCAACTAAAAGATTTGTGTTGCCTGATGCAGATATATTAGCATCATCCGTGCTTGCAAGTGTAGCTAACTTAGTATCAGCGTTCATGTAACCAGTATTGTAATCTGATGCGATGTAAGCTAATAATTTACCATCATCTGATATTCTAACAGCTCCAATATCATCTGTCGCAACTGCATTACTTATAACGTCAAGTAACTTTACGTTTTCAGGAAACATATGTTCTGGATTTGCTCCATATGCACCTGTGTTTGTGTAAGGAATATAATGGAACAGTGCGCCTGACCTATCTGATCCATTGCTCCCGGTTTGATCTGTTAATGGAATCTCATAAACTTTAACCCATCGCTGTAAACTTGTGTAACCGTCATTACCAAAAATAATATTATTGTCTTTAGTGAAGTCAATAAACATAATAATTTTGTAAATAGTGGTATAAGTAATATCAACACAATTGCCATCGTCTTTGATAACAGTCACACCACCGCTTGTAGCTACTGCAATGGTTGGTACAGGTAGTCCAGTGTCAGCATCTATAGGAGCATTTGGAAGAACTGTAATCGCTACATCATTAACTGTGTTGTGTACAATTCTAATAGGACCAATGGATGGACCTACACCAGAAGTATTTCGAGTGACTATGCCATCGTGTTCGTAGTTATGACTGGATTCAAAAACATTGCCATCGTCAGCAATAAATCGAACGATTGATCCTCGTATATCTCCACCTGTAACCATGATACCATCTCTTGCTACAACTGCTTTACATCCTCCGCTTCCCGAATGTTTTAACCAAGTGTTATTTGCTACATTAAACACCATCCACATTGGCATATCAGGATCATCACCGTCATAGATAACAACTGTGGAGTCTGTTTTTACAACAATCACAGCAACACAAGGAAATTCTTTTCTTGCTCCACGAGTAGATGTGTTGAGTGTTTCGTTGTACCAGCTTGTGTTCTGTGTACGCTTTCTCCATGCACCACCATCGCTATCTTTGCGTGTATCGTATACGAATACGTCAACTGCTGTGTCTGTCTTGTTTTCAGAGATTGCTTTTAATTTAGCGTTTTCTACTAAAGCTGTACCAGCTACTTCAAGTTTTTCACTTGGATTCGCTGTTCCAATACCAAGTTTACCATCATTCTTCATAGTCATGCGTATTACACCACCATCAGCACTGAAAGATAAATCAGTAGTGTTTAGGGCATGAATACCAAAGTAGTCAGACCCAGAAAGGTCTCCGTTAGATCCGTCCATCCATATGACAGCCCCACTGCTAAACTCGCCAATTTGTACAGAGGAAGAGTTTTGCTCAAATCTTGCGGCTGGGTTAGATCCGCCATCTACGTGAAGCATGTACGAAGGGTTAGATCCGCCAAGACCAATGCCAACACGCCCGTCTTGGGCTATTCTCATGCGTTCCGTAGGAG